AGCCAGAGAGCATACCTCCAGACGCCCTCCTTGAGTACAAGAAAGACTGGGTATTTGTCTTGACGATGAAAAGCGGGTTCACATTGCAAACTAAGTGATTGCGAACAGCGACGGTGTACGCCCGTGGTGCTTCATGTGCCGATTCAGAGACGTAGTCTCCATTTCGATGGATGTAACTACCACCTAGAGTGGAGTCCCAACCAGAAACATCATTGGACGCTGGCTTAGTGAATTTGCGTCGAATTTCTTCGGAAAAGTCTTCAGCCATATCGTCGGTGAAACCTATACCAATAACAGCAGGACTAGAGGGGTATTGACTCTTGACTGCGTAAACGACACGTCCGTAGATACATCGTTCCACAACCTGGTCAACTAAGCTGACACATGTGACAATCCGCCATTTACCTTTAGACCATTTCCTTTCGGGATGGGGTTCGTCTTTGATGAAGGGGGAGACAGGGTCTCTCCATCCTTCTTCGACGATAAGACGGGGATTATCTGGACATTTGCCAGTAGCCATCATGAACAATCGTTTTGTTGCCAAAGCAATTATCCGGTCACGACAGCCCTCTATGGCGTCCGCGTTTGTCGAAAATCCTCGGTTATACGGAAACCCAGGGTTGGATTGGCGTTGTACCTGATCTAAGGATCTTGACACTAAGTCATGCGCATCGTCTGGGTCTAATGTTTCGAAGAACCTTTCGACTTTGTACGACGGGATGACGTTGTGTTGTTTGAGGACGTGCGGGGCGCCGGGGGGGCGTTCTGCTGTTTCTTTACAGACTGCGAGTTCGAGAGCCGATCGAAGTGCGCTTGAGCTTCCCTTAGGAGGATAGCGAAATTCTCCAATGTCAGGGAAGGCGGCGACGACTTCGGGGGAGAGGGGGACTCGTTTACGGGTTCCTCCACCTTTTGCAAGGTCGGGGAGTGTTCCGTGGAGAACGAGTCCTTTATCTTCTTCTTGAGAAGGGGGACACCAGGTGATTTCGAGAGCCCCCGTACCTTGGGGGCTTGGTAGAAATCCGCCACATGTTTAGTTGTGCTAGACTCGAATTCGATGTCGGGTAGAGACTCTTCATCAGAATCCCTATCTCCCCATCCTTCGTTGTCCAACAAACTTTGAACATATTCACTCTCATTGAAAGTGTAGTTTCCAGATTTGTCAAGAACAACTTTGATATTTCCGTACTCAGCAAACCGCTTGGATTTGCCTTTCGAGGAAAAGAAAGTATCCGTGTCTATATGTTTCCAGACTGAATCGAAATCCAATCTGGCAGACTCGGTGTTCTCAACCGATTTCTCCTTAAAGAGAATTCTGATAACAGGATCCAAAGCAATAACGATATTTGAGGTACCGTCAT